CAGATGCTTACACAAAGACTGAAGTTGATACTTCTTTAAGTGGTAAGTTATCGACTACTGGTGGCACGATGTCGGGTGCTATTGCAATGGGTACGTCTAAGATTACTGGATTGGGTGACCCTACCAATAACCAAGACGCTGCCACTAAGACTTATGTTGATGGCATCTTAGGTAGTGCAACATCTGCTGCTACGAGTGCTGCTGCTGCTGCGACTTCAGCATCCAACGCTTCAACGAGTGCATCCAATGCCTCTACAAGCGCAGGAAATGCCTCTACAAGCGCAACAAATGCTGCTGCTAGTGCTACGAGTGCGTCTAACACTTATGACGAGTTTGATGACCGATATTTAGGTTCTAAGAGTTCTGCGCCATCTGTTGATAACGATGGTAACGCTTTGCTTACAGGTGCTTTGTACTGGAACACATCCACTAATAACTTGTTCGTGTGGACAGGTTCAACATGGACTAGCGCAGCGTTTACCTCTGGTGGATTCTTAACTGCTGCCAACAACTTGTCTGATGTTGCAAGTGCTTCTACTGCTCGGACTAACTTAGGTTTGGCAATCGGTACAAATGTCCAAGCATACGATGCTGATTTGACTACCTTAGGTGCTGGCGGTTCTTCTGCACGTTCATTTCTTGGACTAGCTATTGGTACTGATGTACAGGCTTATAACGCTAATACAGCCGTTACCAACACAGCACAGACTTTCACAGCCACACAAACATTCTCAGGTACATCATCTGCTACAGCCATTGTTCTAAACGATGCAGCAGAGGTGGCTACAGTATCAGCAACGGCAGCTACAGGCACGATTAACTACGACATTACAACTCAGTCTGTTCTGTACTACACAAGTAACGCTTCTGCTAACTGGACAGTTAACTTCAGAGGCTCTAGCGGTACTTCATTGAATACTTTGATGAGTACAGGTCAATCAATGACTGTGGCTTTCTTGGTTACTCAAGGCTCTACTGCTTACTACAACAACGTGGTTCAAGTTGATGGCACTACATCAGGTGTGACTACTAGGTGGTTAGGTGGTGCGCCTACTGCGGGTAATGCTAGTGGCATTGATAGTTATCGTTATCTGATTATCAAGACAGGTAGCGCAACATTTACAGTCTTGGCAAGCAACACACAATTTAAGGCTTAATCCTATGCCATTACAAGCAACTTCTGGTGCGGCTAGTTACGATGCCTTTGGTGGTGGTGTTCCTGTTATTCCTAACTATATTGAGGAAGTGTTTTCTTGCTTTTTGTATACAGGTACAGGCTCTGCACAGACCATTACGAATAGCATTGACTTATCTACCAATGGTGGATTGGTGTGGATTAAAAGTAGAAGTGCGGCAACAAATCATAATTTGTTTGATACAGCACAAGGCACAACAAAGTTATTTCATTCAAACACTACTGCGGCAACTGTAACTGATGCAAATTCACTAACCGCTTTTAATACAACAGGTTTTACACTTGGTTCTGGAAACACTACTGGAAACCAAGTAAATACTTCTGCGGCTACATATGCCTCATGGACATTCCGAGAGCAACCAAAGTTCTTTGATGTTGTGACTTATACAGGTGATGGAGTTGATGGTCGCCAAATTTCTCATAACCTTACGTCAGAACCTGGTTGCATTATTGTCAAACGAACTGATGGCGTTACTCAGTGGCGTGTTTATCACCGCAGTGTAGGTAGTGGTGCTAATAAAAATGGTAGGCTGAATGGTACTGATGCTTTTGACTTAGCCACTACTGTTTATTCACCGACAAGCACATATTTCACAGTAAGTTCTGATGGAGATGCAAATGCTTCTGGCGGTACTTATGTCGCCTACCTATTCGCCCATGACGCAGGTGGCTTTGGTCTAACTGGTACAGACAATGTGATTTCGTGTGGGTCGTTTACGACTGATGGAAGTGGTGTAGCAACTGTAACGCTTGGATATGAGCCTCAATGGGTTCTTTGGAAACGTTCTAGTGGAGTAGGCGATTGGTTTCTTGTTGACAATATGAGGGGAATGACAACGCCTGGAACTTTTGGTAGTGCGGCATTAAGACCTAATTCATCAGCCGCTGAAATTACAGGTGCAGATTACACGCAAGCAACTGCAACAGGTTTTGTTGCAAACAGCAGTAGTTCATCTGACTTCATCTACATAGCCATTCGTAGAGGCCCAATGAAAGTGCCTACGAGTGGGACTAGTGTGTTTAGTCCTGTTGCAAGAACTGGAACAGGCGCAACAGCAACAGTAACAAACTCAAACATAAGTTATGTAGATTTCTTGTTTAGCAAGATGCGTAACGATACTGCTGCTGCTGCTGAAATAGATAGACTTAGAGGAAATGGAAGATTTCTATTTCCAGCTTATGCAGACGGAGAATCAAATCCAACAGGGTTTCCAAAACTGGATGTAATGAATGGCTACACAACAGATAGTGTTCAAAACTTTAACCAAAATGCAAAAACATTTATAAATTATTTGTTTAAACGTGCGCCTAGCTTCTTTGATGTGGTTTGCCTGCCTGCTTCAACATCAACGGCAGTAACAGCAAATCATAATCTTGGCGTTGCGCCACAAATGATTATTGTAAAAGATAGAGATGCCGCAAATGATTGGGGTGTCTACCATAGCGCATTAGGAATTACAAAATATACAAAACTAAATACGACAGACCCAACGATAGTTTTGAGCAATAGCCCTTGGGGTAGTTCTACACCTACGGCAACCACATTTACATTTAATCAAGATTTTATGGCAGGCAATGGTAAGGCTGTCGTATATCTTTTTGCAACTTGTGCTGGTGTTTCCAAAGTTGGTTCATACACAGGAACAGGCGCACTTCAGACTGTAGACTGTGGCTTTACAAGCGGTGCAAGATTTGTCTTGATTAGGCGTGGCGATACAGGCACTGGTGGTGCTTGGTTTTATTACGATACTGCTCGTGGCATATCCTCTGGTGATGACCCATATCTTTTGATGAACACAGATGCCGCTGAAGTTACAAACACTAACTATGTTGATACCGACACAACTGGGTTCAAAGTCACAGCAGCCGCACCAGCAGGCTTAAATGCTTCTGGTGGCACATACATCTTTTTAGCAATTGCTTGAGGTAATTAAAATGCAAGTACGAATTCAATCAACTGGACAAGTCATGTACGAAAGTGAATTTCGTGCATACACAAAAGCCAATGGTGGCCCATCATGGGATACAACAACAACTGAGGTCTTAGAGGCTTTGGGTGCTGATGTAGTCTTTGAAGGCCCACAAGCTACTGGTGGTACTGTTTACCAATACTCTCAAGCCTCTGGTGTAGAGCAAGTTGATGGTAAGTGGTACACAAAGTACATCTTAGGCCCTGTCTTTATTGACCAAGTTGTAGATGGCGTAACTACTACTGCTGCTGAACAAGAAGCTACTTACAAGGCTCAGAAGGATGCTGAACAGGCTAAGTCTGTTCGTGCTACCAGAGACACTAAGTTATCTGAGACTGATTGGAGATTTCGTAGCGATATGACTCCATCACAAGCATGGAAAGACTACTGCCAAGCATTAAGAGATGTGCCGACTCAGTCTGGTTTCCCTTGGACTATTACTTGGCCTGATGCACCATGACACAAGAAGTCACTCACAAACAAATCTACGAAAGACTGATTGCAGTTGAAAGTAAGGTAGATAGCATAGACAAGAACACAAGTGGTCTTGTAGAGGCTATGAAGGCTCTTGATGGGGCTTTTAAAGTCTTAGGTTGGATAGCCTCTGCTGCCAAACCTATTCTGTGGGTGGGTGCGCTAATTATGGCTGCTGGTGCTGTGTGGCAGACTTGGATTAAAAAATGAGAGATTGGGCTGTGGCTTTTACTACCGCAGCCCTTTTCTGCATTACTGTCGTCTGGTGTTTTTACATCATCGTTTGGGCTATGACGTGAAATGGGTGGCTGCACTTGTTTTAGTTCTAGCACTTCACTCCACAGGCAAAGACCTATGTAGTGTGCGTGAGTTTTACTCAATTGCTTGGGGTATCCATGACCCTACTGAGCGACATAAGAGAATGGTTGAGTGGCTTACAAAACATCAACAATTATGTAAAAGTACCGACTTTATCGTCATTTGGAATAATTTAAGTGAATGGGCAGGTAATTCTGATTCGCATGACATAAGAGCATTGGTTATATCTGGGTATAAAAACGCACTTGGGAGGGAAAAATGATTGACAAAATCAGGTGGTTTCCCATTGTTGATGCTACTGGCTACCCTCAGAAAACTGATGGCACTCAAAGACGAATTGAGAAGCACCAAGAAGAATACAGAGCCATTGTTAAGTCTGCCAAAGCAGAGGAAAAGTTAGATGACTTGCTATTTGAGTTGTACTGTAAAAAAGCAGAGCAACAAAAGATAAGGCTTGAGATTTTTACTAACCGCAAATTGGATATTTATGTATGAATAGACCGACACGCACTTTACGCAAACCAATTTCAAACACTAAAGAGAAATTGACTTTTTATGTCACGATGATTGTTTCAACAACTTTGTGCATTTGTATGTTGGCAATGGTTGGTGCGTTTTTACTTGGGTTATGGGCAAAAGAAGTTGAAAATGGTTTAATTTTTGCCTTGATTGGGCCAGCATTTCAAACAATTGTTGGCGGTATGATTGGCTTTTTGTCTGGGGTAAAACTCATGCAAGGTGACGATAAATCTAAATGTAAGGACTAATAATGCTTTCTCTTTTCTCCACACTTGGCGGTTTACTTATCTCTGGTTTACCAAAACTACTAGACTTCTTTCAAAACAGAGCAGACCAAAAGCATGAGTTAGCTTTATCTAGGATTCAAGTAGAGATGCAACTTCAAATGATGGCTCAAGGCTTTGCTGCCCAAGAGCGCATGGAGGAGATTCGCACAGACCAGATTGCCATGCAGACTGATG